CAAAACTCTTTGATGTATGATAACAGGCCCACATAGATTTGTCCAGTCTTTTGTGAAAATAATCTTATCTTACCATCCCACATCTTATTTCTAAATGCTGGCATGAACTTGTGGCCAGGCACTTCAAAAGTAAAGTACTCTACCAACTCGTGACAGATACCAGTGTTATCGCATTCAATATGTAAGTAAACTTCGTTAAGTTTAAATATGTGAATTTTGTAATGTGTTTGGTTGCCCATATTGTCCTCTTAATAAAACATTCCATGAAATACTAATTCTATCTTTATCTGTTATCGGCACCCAGTGTTGTAACCAACTAGGAAAAATTAATCCAAATCCTGTAACAGAACTGAATTGTACCATTCCTGAATTGTCAAGTGTAGTGTATTTTAAATTAGGAGCAAATACACTTGCTTGTGGTCTTGGGTCAAAAAACTGTATTGGTGAACCACCTTCTAAATAATACACACCAGAAAATATATTATTTGAATGTGTATGTGGTGGATGTGACTCACCTACTTTTAATTTATTTGCCCACATACCTGTAATTTCTATTCTATCATATATGTATTGTTGTTCATCACAAATACTTTTTGTTACATCATAAATGTGTCTTGTAAACTTTGGTAACAGCCTAGATATTTCATCTGTTGTTTGAGTTATTGCATCACATTCTTCTTTTTCCATACTATTAAGTTCATTAATAATATATTTACGTTCATGTTCATCCATATCATAATCAAACTCATTTATAAGAGTAGGAAATACTTTATGTTGTGTTACATTATCCATGATACGATACTCCAGCGTGTTCCTTTTGTAACTTCAACTACTCTATGTGGAAACATAAAATTAGATGGGAAAATAATTGCATCACCTTTCTTAGGTCTGTAATGACAATTGGATACAATAAAATCACCACCCTCGTAATCATCATTTAAGAAAAATAATAAAGATGCTTGTGGGTATCCATATTGTTGACCATGACTGTGATGTATATTGTCAGTATGTTTAGACATAAATCCACCAACATCATATTTGTTCAATCTAAAGTCTGTTACTTTTTCTGCAGTAAATCTTCTTTTGTTCTTTGTCATTTCTTCTGAGTATCTTTTAGCAACATCAGTTGAACAATTTAATAGTTCCTCGTAGTAAACATTGTCCTTACGAATCCATATCTCATCCATTTTGACTCTTTTATTTTTTTTCCAATCAGTTGACTGGCCTTCATGAGTAGAGTATGTAGATTCGTTGTAATTAAAATCTTCTTCAGTTATTGCATTACATAACTCTTGACTAAGTATGTTTTCGTAATGTCCAATCCAACGAAAGTAATTCATCATTATTAAATCTCAATTTTTATATTTTCTGGTTTTAAACTTTTAGTTTTATTATACCACTCAGATTTACTTTTATCTTGCCATGTTGTTTTAAATACTATACAAGTTCTTAACTGATAACATTCTCTACTCACTGGCATACCTTGATGTAATAAATTAGCCGTAAATGCAATTAATCTATTTCCCTCATATTGAAGTAAAGTAGGATGTTGATTTGTTTCTTGAACACAAGTTCCACCACCCCAATGGTTTTCCCAATCTAATCTAGGATAATATATCATAGTGATATCACCATCATCTTGATGTATGTGTGGTTCTATTCCATGTGTGTGTGCATTAAAATAAACTCTTTCCATATCTACTTTAAATTTATTTTGTATACTATTCCATATTGGTTCTACAAAATCATATCCATTTTTATTACACTCATCTATATTGTGTCCACCTAAAACATGCCAATGTTTATTCTTACCATCATCTGAAGATTGGTAATCATACTTCCACGATATCTCTTTTAATTGCATATCAATTAATTGAGCAACATGTTCTTCTACAAAATCATCATGTACACTTATCATTACATAATTCCTGCTTCAAAGTTTTTCCATTGTATTGCATTTTTAATATCCCACCCTCTACCAGAAATAGCTTTCATAACACCATCAACATATTTACAAACTGTTTCTAGATATACTATTTTATTTTCTATTTTGATAATTTCTTCATCTGATTCAATGTAGATAGATAGGTCTGATTTGAGTACTTTTAAATCGAAGGGTTTTGTTACATAAACATTTGCATCTGATTTACCGCCGTAGTATTCCCACTTATCTCGGTAAAGCATTTTGTAATCACCTTTTGCTTTATACATCAATAGCTCAAACCTACTTTTAATGTCTAAGTATTTTGCATATAGTTCTTGGTTTTTTAAAGATTCGGTATCAAGTCTTTCATCATTTACTTTCAAGTCAATTGCGACTTGAATTTTTAATTCATCTAAGGTCATTTTCACTCCACAATAATAATTATATAACTATTTATAAGGTTACTATTTCATATATTTGGTATTTAAAAGTTACTGAAGCTGTAAGATATTCAACATCAGTTTGGTTTTGTGAATAAGTTAATCCACTTAAACTTGTAGGAAAGACATCTCTAAAACGACACTCTACTACAGGATTATTTTTGTTTGTTAATATTGTCATCATAGCATCACTGTACATTGCTCTTTCAGGTGTTGATGCACCGACATCACCTATGTCATTACTCTCACCTCTTGTTGGTGTACCTTTATTTGATGTGGTACTTCTAAACTCAGAAAATTGTTTCCTATCTTTTGGAAATCCAATTGCTGTTAACCATGTATGTATTTCAATATAGTTTTCTAAATTTTCATCAACAATAAATGATATTGTTAAATCTTCATAGTCTAGTTTAGAACCTAACATGGCAATATTTTTAAGTGGTGAACCTATCTCTGCTTCATCTAAAGTAATGCCTGGAATATTTGCTTCCGTAGTAAAATATTCTACTTTAGGTAATTGATTAATTAGAAAACGAAATTGAGTTGGACTTGAATAGTCTAACTTAGTTGGTTGTCTAGTGATTGTATTTGCCATACTTCTATTTATAAGACTTAAATAGAAAAGGGATAGACTTCTCTATCCCAATTCTGTATGTATTTAGAGTTAACTACTTCTTAGCTGAACGAAGACCTAAGTCTACATTTCCAGCATCTTGTAATACATCACCATTGAAAGGTGTACCTTCGTACCCAACTTCTTTGTTGATTCTTGCAGCAATTGATTTTTCTTCATCTGTTGCAAAATGTGTATCCCAAGCAGCTAATCTTTTTCTCATGTACCAATGCCATATAGGTGGTACTAATGCGATAAAGAATACTACAAAGTATCCCCAACCTGTATTTGGACATCCAACATTTTCCAATTCCCAGAAGTGAGTTTCACCTCTGTCATGGTGGTCTGCTTGTCTTCCTATTTCAATAAAGAACCAAGAAGTAAAAGCTGTTGAGTTATCCCAGTTATGTCTGTAATCTATCGGTTGGTCTTTCACACGAATTAATCCGTAATGTTCTAGATAGTTAAGTGCTTCTAGTTCAAAGTTTGAGATTCCCCAAACTGTTGCTAAAACAGCCATTCCTATCCAACCACCAGCTGCAAAGAATAATGCAACTGTTGGCACTGCCATCAGATACCCACGTATCCAACGATTTTGCCAAGAGATAAATGATACACCCATACGAGCAAGTCTTTCTTTTTCCATATTGTATAGAAATTTAGACTGACCTAGATATGAAAGTGGGTAATGACCATAGATTGTTCTACCACGAGGTGCAGTAGCAGGGTCATCTTCACTTGCAAGTTCTAGATGATGGTTGTATACATGAGCATAGCAGAAATGTGCTGAACCAGACAACGCCATCATAGTTCTTGATATTACAAATCCAAATCCTTTAGTATGAGATAACTCATGACCATAGATGATTCCGATTCCAATAAAAATACCAGATGATAATGTTGCACCGATTAAGTTAATCGCTGTTATACCTTCAGACATGACCAACAAGCCAGGTATGATAGTCATGATAACCTCGCCTTCCATTCCACCTAGTGTCATGAAAGTATTTAATCTCCATGCCATCACTAGTTGAAACAGTACAAAGACTGGTAACATGAAGTACATAGTCAAGTTTTGAAAACTTGCCCACCCTAATGAATTACCTTCATTATTGTAGCCTACTCCTGTTGTTTCGAATTTAGTAGCGATATCGACAAGTAAACCTACGAATAGTAAAACTACTCCTAGCCATGCCATTATGCCACCGATTAAGACACCTGTTCCAGCAACTATGATTAACACAGGTGCTAAAAGATATCTAACATTTAATAGTAAATTTCCCATTTCGATTTTCTCCTACGAAATAGTTATGCCATTAACTGCCTGTTAATGACTTTCCATATGTTGTACTATAGCTGACATAAGAAACACTTTTAATTTGGAATAAAAATGAGGGATGTCAGTACCAACACATATCTGATTATATTTATAAAGAATAAAACCTTAGTAATCAACCTTTGTCCATCTTTTGTCTAGATTAGAATTTGTTAATATACTAATAATTCTCTACGGAATATAACATCATGTATACACTATACTACATCTAAACAGGTTTTGTCAAGGGTTTGTTCACTTAATTTTAGGCAATAAAAAGGGATTCCGAAGAATCCCAATTCATTTCCTTGTCGAAAGTCAACAATCTTACATTAAGTTTGTAACTTTAACCCTTCTGTAGTACTTGTTAGTATTAGCTGTAATACTTGTATTCTCAGCTGTACCAGCAGCAATCACTCCAGTGTGGAATGGGTTTGCAGCAATACCATAACGAGTCTTAAATCCAATTTTTGGTTGGAAAGTGTTTTCGCCAACTGCACGAACCATTTGTAGTGGTACGTATGGGCAATAGAAAACACCAGCATCATAAGGTGAAGTACCTTTATAACCTACAACGTAGTATTGTGAAGCGGCTACGTTTGCAGAATATGGGTCAACATATACTTTAAACCTTCCGTTCATAACACCAGCAAATGTAGCAGATGTGTCATCAACATTTAAGTTGTTGTTTAGAGCAGGTGTATAATCTAAAACTCCAGCCATTTGAAGTGCAGATGCAACATCAGCAGAACAGATGATTATATTACCTTTTCCTCTACGAGTTTGTTGTCCGATTGCGTTAGCATCTCTTTCCAGAGCGAACATTAAACCTTTGAATTTCTCAACAGACCAACGACCATTTGAATCAGTATCTAAATCGAAGATACCAGCGGTAGTTGTGTTTACACTAGCACCTTTAACAGCAGAAACATATATGCTTCTAACTACTTCACGATTTATTTCAGCAAGAATTTCACCAGACAATATATTTGCTAGTTCTGTTTCTGCATCCAAACCATGAATTGCTTTAAGGTCTTGTGCAAGTTCCATTGTGTACTCAGCTTTTAAAGCACGAGTAACAGCAGTAACTGTTGTTTTTTCTATACTGAAAGCCATTTCAGCAAACTGATTACCAGAGGCGTCGCCTAAAGCTTCACCTTGTGCAGTACTCATACCTGTTGGGGCAGTATACTGACCAGCTGATGGACTGTCGTTTAACGCAGATGGGTTTGTACCTGTTTGAGCACCAACACCTAAGTCACCAGCAGCGTCATCATTTGCGAAACCAGAATCAGCTTCATCACCAAGTGCCTCAGCACCATCTTGTGAAGCAAATCTTGCTCTCATTGCAAAGATTAATCCAGTTGGACCAGTCATTGGTTGTACACCACATACATCATATGCGATTAAGTTAGGCATTGAACGTCTAACTAACGATATTAATATTGGGTCCCAGTTCTCAACATCAGCACCAGTGCTGTTTGTTGGAGCTGCTTCTCTTAAGAAATTTCTATCTTCTCTAATAGCTTTTTCTTGGTTTTCAAGAATTACAGTAGTTACCGCCCTTTTGTACGAATCTTCGATTTTTGGCAAATCGGGATGTGCAAGGACTGGCGACCACTTTTCTTGTAAATTTTCTGTTTGAAACATTTTTAGTTTTCTCCGTTTATTTACTTTTATTTATAATAATTACTTACTTGCACCTTTGACGGCAGTTCCGATTGCTTTTGAATAAGCAGCCATCGAATCTGTAACATCAATGTCCTGTGCAGGGCCAGTTTCTACATTATCTATATTTACAGTAGTTTCCTTAATTGTCTTAGGGAAATAACTTTCTTTTAAAGTATCAAGTTTACCTTTAAAGTCTTCTTCGTTTCCGAAGTCAACATCTTCAGTAAGACCTTTAAACTTTTCAATTTCTGTATCAGCTAAGTCAGAAGAAACTTCTGATATAACTTTATTACGAGTTAAAGAATCATTTCCCTTTTTCAAGTTGATTGATTCATCCAAAGTTTTATTAACTTTTTCTTCTAACTCTGCAATTTTGTCGGACTGTGCTTGTAACACATCATATTTTTCATCAGGGATGTCAACATAATGGTCTTCAAACAGTTGTTTTAATCCAGCAATAAAGTCTTCAGCGATTTCACCTTTTAGACCTCTTTCTACTGCTAGTTCATTTTCTTTCAACCATTCTTCAACAACATAGTTTAGGTATGTGTCTACTTTCTCTGTTAATTCAGATTTTATAGAGTTAGTACTTTCTACTATTTCGTTCTCATAGTTTTCTTGTAGTCTTGTAACTTCATCACGTACTTTAGATTTAACTGCTGATTCGAAAACAGTAGCTGCTTTCTTTTTAAAGTCATCAGATAAGTCACCTTCTCCACTCATAAGAGCTTCAACGTGTTCTGTAACATCTATAGTTTTGATTCTTTGTTCTACAGCTTCTTTTTGAAGTGCTTCTTTTTCTTTATCTTCTTCAGAAGATACTTCTTCTGATTTAGACATCATTTCTTTCATTTTGTCGTAAGTGGCTTTGACCATTTCCATAGGCATGTCTTTCATTTCTGTTTCCATGTCCTTCATAGCTTTAATCATTTCCATTTTGTCCATTTCTGCAACTTCTTCTTTTTCAGAAATTACTTCTTGTCCATCTTCTACTTCGACAGAATCTCCAGCCGCTAAAGGTTTAGCAACTTTCTTTTGACCATCATTAGGTGTCATATCACCTTTCATTGGTTTTAATTCTTTTTTCTGTGCAGCATCACCTGATTTCTCAGTTGCTTTTTTACCAGCAGTTGTGCCTGGCCCAGATTTGTCAGAAGGATGTGTGACTGCAGGCCCCATATCTTGTACTTCACCGCCTGGTGTAACACTTGAAGCTTCAGAAGCTTTTAAAGCAGGTTCTGCTTTAGTAGCGCCTTTAGTAGGAGCATCCTGGCCGTTCGCTTCTTCTAGCTCACTTAGGACTTCTGCCTCTAATTCTTCAATAGTTTTATCGATTTCATTTGCCATCGGATATCTCCATTTAAATTTATTATTAAAAATTAATAATTTTTTTGTGTATTAACATTTATTTATACATTATAACAATTTGAGGAACTTTGCAAATTCCAAATTTTGTTCTAATGTCTGTTTCTTCCGAATTCTAGTATTGATTCTTTCTTTCATCTCTACTAATTCAGACTGTACAAGTGCTCCATGATTCCATACCCACTCTTTACCTTCCATAATACCTTCTACGAAAGCACTAGGAGCGGATGGGTCTGAAACGATATCAGCAGCTGTAGCTAAATAGAAATCATTCCTCACATAACTTGCACCATCTTTCTTTTCCTCTAAACTTCCCATTCCTCTTGAAGAAACACCAAGTTTAGCACCCTCATCCATAAGGGTCTTAACGATTTCACCCATAGGTGTTGCAAGTATTTTAGCTTCCCCTATAAAGTTTTTGCCGTCAGCGTAAAGTGCAGTTATCATGTGAGAAGCTCTTTCTAAATTTATTGTTGGGCCTTCTGGATGCCCTAATTCACCATATGCACGCTTCTCGTTGATGAATTCTTCATTGTATCTTTTTACTTCTTTCTGAAGTATTTCCATTGGATATACACGACCATTTTTATTCTTAATATCAGCTTGCATAAAGATACCTTTAATCTTGTAATCTTTTTTGCCGTTTGCTTTTTCTTCTGTGATGTACTCTACATCTTGTAAAATAGATTCAGATATTAATTTTATTTTATTCATAATTCTCTCTATGTTGTGTAAGCTTCGTCTTTTTTGAATTCAATTATAACAAAACCAGATGTACCAAAACAAGTCAGCTCGTGGTCACCAGAAGTTGCTGTTGTGTTAGCCGCAGTTCCCTTAATCAATCCAGCAGAACCATCATAGTGTCCAGTTCCAGCAAGTCTAATCTGAACAATATCAGT